GGATCTTGATGTTACCCTGGAGGAATACTCCCTCAATATACATTGATTTCTTGCCGTTCTTTTGTTCGACAAGAAACTCAACGGATTCGATTTCTTCTCTAATGAGTTTCATTTGACTAGTAGATTATTTTACTTGAAATTAAGTGCGAGCGTCTACGTTAACTTTGGTTCCCTTCAACGCAGCATTACCTCTCAGACCCTGACCGATATCTAGGTGGATAACGATAGAACCTGCAGCGGGAACTGTTATAGATCCCAGGTCTGCATCATCATCAGTATTACGAACAGTGACATCATAATCATTTGCGTTGTCAGTATTGCCAATATAAACCGCAGTTGAGGTTTTAAATTTGGTTGTACTTGCCGCCAACACAGTGGCATCTCCTAAGACTTTCATCTTTCCTAACTTTCAGTATAATTTATTTATAATTAGACACCATCACTGGTATCAAGTTCCTCATCATCAACTTCATCTTCAACTTCGATAGGATCCTCACCAGCAAACATACCATTTGCAATCACAGGACGGAAAGCGTCAACTTTTTCGCCTGCTTTGGCATACAGTAAATCTTTGATGGTATCACTAATCTGAGATGGTGACTCGTCAGAGATCATCATATCTAAAAGGTCATCCATTAGTAATTTTATAGTAAACAACTAGATATATTTATATTTCACCGCCCTTAGGCAGTTCTGGTGCTTCAGTGGCAGATCCATCCATTTCAGGTTCCATGACTGGAGCACCTAAATCCATACCTGCTGCACTATCTAAAGGTTGTCCTGTTGCAGGATCGATAGTTGTAGGATCAGGAATAACACCATCTTTAATCTCTTTTTTAATCAGCGCATCTTGCTCAAGAATTTCTACATCAGTCTGACGTAAAATCTTACGGCGAACATAATCCTGAGAATAATACTTACCAATATAAGCTTCTGCTGTTGCTGCCAGAGATAGTCTCTCATTCATGAGTTCTGCCTCTTTCAGTTCAGAGAAGTGATTATCATAGAGGAAGTCATACTGAATATGCTCACTCATCGTCTCCCAATCTTCAGGAGTGATGATATTCTTAAGAATAAGTTGAGTCTTCAGCATGTCATTAAACATGTTGGAGAATCTCTTTCTTAAACGTGCAACAAACTTTGTAAACTTCAGTTCGTCTCTGAGGATTTCGGAGGATCTTCCGAGATTAAATCCGCCTTCGCCATCCATTCTAGACGGGGGGACGTTGAGTGATCTGTATAACTTTTTCTTAAAATACTCAATGTCCGTGATTTCACCAAGGTTTTGACCTCCAGGAAGAGTAGAAATTTCAGTACCACGTCCTCCCTCTCGTCTAGGAAGCCAGAAATCCTCAAGCATTGCCATGTATTTTTTGTCATCACGAATCTCTCCTGTGTTTGCATCGTATACAAGTTTGTTGCGATAACGCATCATGACATCACGGAGGTATTGTTCTGCCTTTTGCTTAGGCAGATTACCAACATCAATGTAGAAAATTCTACGTTCTGGTGCTCTAGATAAACGATAGATGACCAGAGAATCTTCAATCATACGAAGTTGATTGATAGACTTAATTGCTTTATGAAGATAAGAGAGTGTTGATCCCTTGTTTCTATCTACTAAACCAGATGTGCAATAGGTAATTGCGTCTCTTGCAATTTTAATTCCTTGACTTGCACCCGTTTGCATTGGATTGCCAGTAGGATAAGTAGACTTTGGATTATAGATGAAGTATTCTTCGATTTCTGGAAAGTCATAATCCATAGGATTTTTGCTCTGCAGTCTTACAACAGCAGAAGCATCATTGTTCTTTTTCTTCTGTTGTCTTACATAACGCATTTTCATTGCGTCAATATAACGAAGTTCTTGAATACCTTCTTGAGGATTCTTTAGATCAATAATCTTATGATAATAGATACGACCATCAATATACCAGTTACGGTAAATTTCATGTGCCTTTTTATCAAAATCTAATAAATCTAGGATATACTTAAACTCTTTACGAATTTTAGTTTTGATACCATCACTAGCATTCAGATTTGAAAGTTCAATTTCTACAGGACTATCGTTAGAATCAGAAACGATTGCTTCGTTTACAATATCTTCAATGGCACTATCCGCTTCAGGATGAAGTGCCATTTCACGATATCTTTTGATTAGATCAAACTCGGTGCGATATACACCTTCAATGTCAACATAAGAACCAAAAAAACCACTACTCATGTAGTGGTCAGACCCGTCCTCATTGTTAGGAGGAACAGGACTGACAGCACCTGGAGATAGTGGTTCGGTGTCCTCAATAGAGAACCCAAATAACTTGGACATGATTATATAAATCTAAGTTTCCTTAGACTATTTAGATGGTCAAATATCAGGCGTTATTACCTTTTTCTCCGTCCTTAGACGCGGGATACCAGTAGTTAACTGTAAATTCTACTGTGAACTCTTCAATGGTATCGGTGGTGTCATAAGAGAGATCGATTGCAGAGATATTAGTTGGGAAAATATCTGCAAACTGGTAAACTGCAATAGTCTCAAGACCAGTTCCTTTGGAATTTTCATCACCATAACCGATGTTAGATGCCTGTCTTCCCAGATGTCTAACAGTGGCAGATGCCATATAATCAGCAGGGTTAGTTGCACCTGAAGCTTCTTGATACTGAGCAACAAACTGTGCCCATTCTTCCATCGTTCTTCTGATTTTAAAGTCAGTGTCGTTGATGACGGTGATGGTCCAGGTGTCGAATGTGCGATCACCAGCAACTTTAAAAGTACGTCCTCTGAAAGGAACGTCAATCGAAGCTACGTTTGATGCAGGCAAGTTTGCTGCTTTACACATGTATTTAAAAACGTCTCCATCCAACGCAGAGATACCATCTGGTAAATCTCCAGGTGTGATCTCAACCTCAAACAGATTGGGGCGAGCGCCGCCGCCAATCAGTTTGGATTTAAAGTCGGTGAGTGAGTTTGCCATTGTTTAATCCTCCGTAGTGTTATTTAGATAATATATCAAACTCTACCTGCTACTTCTTCAAAACTGACGCCAGTTCTGGTAGCAACGAAGGTGAGTGTTACATAGTTGATGCTTCTAGCAGGCTTCAGGAAGATGTCTGCTCTAAACTCATTATTATCAATGACATCGGGAGTATTGTTTGTTGCGTCACAAACAACCAAGAATCCATAGAGTCCTCTCTTCGATTCAACGTCACGGAGGAATGGTTCAACGATGTTTCTGAAGTTTGCTCTTGTTAACTCATCATTGAGTTCAAAGAGTTGAGCTTGTGCTGCTCTTTCAAGTGCTTGCTCAATAGTAAGGAACAGACGACGAACATTAATTCTATCGAATGCAGAGGCATAACCGAGAGCGGTCTTGTCTCCAAACAGAAGTGTTCCGATACCAGGTGTAGTGATAAAAGAGTTAATTCTGTTAGGATACAGTTTATCTCTTTGTGCTTTAGTTGGGTTATATGCAAGTTTGACTGCATTGTTGATAACACCACGCTGCTGTCCCGCAGGCGAGAACCATGGGAATGCAACTAAGTTAGTGCGTGTCATCAGACCAGCAACATCAGGGTTACATGGCACATAACGGAAGATGTTGTTGAATCTATCGAACATATACTTATAACCACTGTCGAAGACTGCATACGAAGAAGAGGTCAGTGGCGAGAAGAAGTTGATCAGATTATTGGTCTGAGTGGTTGTGTTGGTTACGTAAACAATGTTATGTCTGTGAGGTCCGATAACTGCAATACAATCTTTTCTTGCGTTAGCAAGAGAGATGATGTAGTTTGCTTTTGCCTGCGAATCAGATTCGCTTACGCAACCAGGTCCCATGATCAGGAAATCAACTTCAATTTCATCCTTATTGGCGAAGAGACCGTAGGAAGTGATCAGACTAGAAAGTTCTGCCTTCATTCCTTTGTCAGCAGAGTAATCAACACCGCCACCGAGAGTGAAGGTCTTGTTACCCAGGACAGAGAAGGTAGTATCTTGAGCGTTTAGACCGAAGAGACCATCAGCAGTTGTGACTGCGGTGAAGTCGGTAGAGAATCCAGATGCTCTAGGTACACAAGTAGAACCACCGCTGGTAGTGATACCAGAAGAAAGGTTATATCCCACATAGACATTATCAGAGAAGTCTGCGATATAATCTTTGTAGTAGTTTTTGGTAGGTGAGTTGTAATCGGAAACAGCGTCTCCTGCCTTAGACAGGTTGACGTGACTCTCAAGGAGATTGCCCTTGATACCAGTGATGCTTCCGTCGTCATCTACGACTGCGACGTGAATACCATCATTTTTACCGTTTCTTTCGGTAACGTAGTTGGAAGAAATTGGTCTTGGAGCAATAGTCTTCCAGTACAGCGTAGAGTTGGTCAGACCAAGTGTCTGCTGATCGTACCAGTCAATAGCAGTTGCAGGTGTCAGAGCAGCAGAAAGTCTACCAGTCGTGTTAACACCAGAGTTATTAACGATATTCAGTGCAGTTCCAGTTCCGAATGCTGCGAAGGAAGTTCCCTCTGCATAAGTAACGGCAGTTTCAGTAGAACCAGTACCAACTGTTTCTACGCGAGAAACAACTTTAACATCAAGTGTACTAGAGTTTCCAGCGGCGTCAGTCGTTACGCCCGTGATGATTCCCTTCAGGAATCCAGTGAACTCAGAGGTGGTTCCAGATCCAGGAATTACAACCCCACTTAAGGAAGCGGTAACACCGAATCCAACCTCTGCACCGATACCCTCAAGAGAGGTGGTTGCGATACCAACAACCTGATCTGCGAAATCGTCGATGTAGCAGACTTTCAGATTGTTGCCCCAGGTTCCAGGGTTCTTAGCAGCATAAGTGAAAGTATTGTCGCCTTCCTTATGGTTCTGCTGATAGTCGTCGTAATTATTGATTTTCAGCGATGTTGTCGAAGCAATACCAACACCAGCGTTAGCATTGTTCAGTTGAGTATCATCGGCTCTGACAACTTTAAGTACTCCGCCGTAGGACAGGAAGTTGGATGCACTCATCCAGTATTCGTACTGTGCATCGGTAGAGATGGGTTTACCAAACGTATCGATAAGTTGTTGCTCAGTTTGGATGTCAGTTGCTTCGTCAACTGGTCCAATAGCAAAAGGTCCTGCAATTGCACCAATATTATCTAATACATTCTCAGCTCTTCCTACTGTAAGGTCAACCTCCCTGACTAATACGCCTGGAGACAATTGAGGAGTCGCCATGTTTTTTTCTCCGTGGTCTCATGTTACTGAAAATATTTATTAAAAAGCATGTTTTCACAGGGGAAACCTGACGTGAACTACCAGTCTGGATATTCCCATCTGTTATCTGACTTTTTGTTTGCTAATATTCTCCTTATAGTACACTCTTTACACTCATAAGAATATGAGGAAGCAACAGGACCTCTGTCTTTTCTAGTTCTGTAAAAACTGTCCACTAAATTTTTTAGTTCGCCGCAGGATCTACACTTTCTATCTTGTAAAAGAAGATGACCTAACTTAATCTGACCATCTAAATCCATTAAGATAGATACTCCCACATAAAAGATCTATCACCATATTCATCTGCTTTAAACCATCTGTCTTCACCATCAACAAAACTATCGTCATCCAAACCATCATTTAAAAATCCAAATGGTGCCATGTCCTGTTCGATTTGATTTTTTTGTTCTTCATATAATCTCTTACGAACATCCTGGTCAGTCAGTTCCTTGAAGTAGTCCATCTGAACTAACCAGGCATAGATAACAAGACACATTGCCAAGTCATCATTACAACCTTCCTCTGCCTCAAATGAATTATGCTTTGAAATAAAAGTTGTCAATTCTGAGATAATTTCATAGTCTTTAAAGATAAGTTTATCTTCCTCAATCAGAGTCTTGAGATTAAGAGATCCAACCTTCTTCACAGTCTTAGACATTTTTACACCAAGTTGAGTCTTCTTACCAGAGAAACCTTGTCCAACAATCTGACCTGCCCTACCTCTCATAGAACACATCAATAGATTCTGATACTCAAGATCATATTGTAGAATGCTTGCAACTTGATCTCCAATATCGTTCACTTCACATAAAATATATGCGCTATTATAACTCTTTGCTACTTCGTAAATTATATTGGGGAACAACATTGGTTTGATATCATTGTTCCTATATTTGGCGACAACCTTGTGTGGGAACTCCGTTATGTCTACAACTACAAAAGCAGAATAGTCTTCTCCAACACCACGCGCTACGTCAACGGTCATTACATAGTCATGATTTTCTATTGACGGTTCGTAAACATCGAATCCAGCATTTCTCTGGATAGGATTATCATATATCAATGTTCTTAATTTACTTGGTGCAATCAGAGTATCAACAGATCCAAGGAATTCACATTCAAACTCAACTTTGAATTGCTGTTCCGATGTATTCTTAATAGTAGTCTTTTTCCACTTTTCATCCCTACCTGGAACTTCTGACCAGTGAACATCTGTAGGAACATAATCATTTTTTTGCTTTTCAGCATCATGCCACAATCGGTAGAAATGATTCATACCATGTGGGGTAGATACAATAATTACCTTGGTGTTTTTACCAGAAGTAATAGTAGGATAAACAGATGCAAAGAACGAGTCAGCGACGTGATTTGGGACAAATGCGAATTCGTCGAGAAAGAGGATGTTGAACGACATACCTCGGACAGCACTCGCAGACGTAGAAGCTGCCAATATCTTACTGCCATTTTCTAACTCCAGTGAACCTTTGTTCCAAGCAATAATACCCTGTTGCATCCATTTGGGCAAGTTCTCATATGCAGTCTGCAACCTTCCAAGAAGTTCTCTTGCGGTTGCTGCTTTGTTTGCCAGGATGCCAATATTTACGCTATCATTAAATACGGCATAATGTAAAAGGTAAGATACGACTGTTGTGGATTTACCAGTCTGACGTGGCATCTTACATATATTAAATCTGTTACTGTGAAAATTATTAATTAACTTCTCTTGAAAATGGTAAGGTTCAAATTGAGTTAGACCCTCATCAAGAGAAATAATCTTGACATAATTTTTGGCAAAGTAAACAGGGTCATCCTTACATTTCATAAACTCACGGATATTATCTTCCGTGAATTCAATCGCAGTATTCGCCTTTTTTAGATTAGGATTGCCAAGATATACATTATCAGACATAGTTTACTCAGCAATTCCACTTTCTAAGGGACTTGTTAATTCTGCTATCGGGATCGTTTGCTGTTTTTGAGGAAGTCAACTTCTTCTTCATACCTTTCATTCTGGCGCAAAAGGATGCCCTGCGGGGATTTCCAACCTTCTTTGAAGGTGCCTTAAGGTCGCTGCCTGGATTTTCTCTTTCGTAAGACTTTCTGCCTTTTTCGTTGAGTCCACCCTCTTTGTTTTTTCCTGCTTTCCTGGTCCATGCTGCTCCTTCTGCAACTTGGAGTAGTGGTTGTCCTGGGACATAATCGGCGGTTCGGTAACTTTGTACTCTTGCGCCAGGATAAACTTTGTCTACTTCGATTTGGACTTCAGCTTTGGTGGGAACCTTAGTCGAAGGGAAGAACATTCTAAGAACATAATATCTACCTCTCCAATTGATAGAGGTCATGATGATATTACCAGTCTTAGCAGGTATTCTAACTGCCTCTGACATTGGTTTCACATAATTTTTATCTGCACCTGGTTTTCCGCCATCTCCACCTTTCGGTGCAGATTTGCATGGTGACATTCCATGTACAGGACATTCAACTCCATTATCGGTATGATTGCACTCAACTTCTTCTTTTTTGACACAGTTAGGATATCTTTTCCCAAACATAGTCTTCATACCTTTCTTTTCATAACCTTTCCAACACTTTTCATCAAGTTCAAATTCTTCCTTCTTGGTTTTATTTCCCCAGTTCTTTGCTCCAACTTTTCTGCACTTGACCAATGCTCCTGACGCATATGCACTTGGCCATACAGAGTAGCGTGACTTGACCTTATGGTAGCAAGCATCTTTCTTGCCTTCCTCAATGTCGATCTCGTCACCTACTTCAACGTTGTTTTCTGCGAACCATCCACGGTTTACTTCTAACGCACACAGTACTTCTCCATCCGAAGCAACTGGATTCTCGTCAAATGGTTCTAATTTTTTGATGCTTTCAATGATACCTTCCTCTGTGATGAAAGCAATGTCAAGAGGAATTCTTGTTTCTGTCATATGGAAAGACTGTTCTGCAACTTCATCAAAGATGAACAGCATTCCACTATTAATATCCAAACTCTCACGAAACATTAATCCTAAGTTGAAATCTCTAATGTTGTTTGGAATCTCAACGTTGAGTGGTAGAGTGATAAATTCGGTAGACTCGCTCATTTTCTTCTTAGGTTTATCTGTTGAAACGTATGTAGGTTTTGCTGCTCCTGTCTTTTGTGGTTGACCTGGATCAGCAGCTCTTTTCCTTCTTTGAGCAGACTCTCTTTCAGATTTGCTCATGCTTGCTCTCTTTGCAGAGGATACGCACTTTGGTGTGGATTTCTGACCTGGTTGACGAGCACACGGTTTACCTGATACAACTTGTACCCAACCAGGTTTCCCTCCTTTTGATTTAGATTTACCAAACCAATCACGAAGACTTTCTTCGCTCATTCCCCCACCATTACCACCATTTCCGTTGCCACCATTACCATTACCATTACCATTACCATTACCATTTCCGTTGCCGTTACCATTTTTTGGTTCGTCAACAGTGTGACCATTTTCTTTACGGAGCATTCCAGCACGACCTACAACCTTAAATCCTTTTGGGATTGGTTTACACTTTTTGTCAGTGTAACAGTAATATTGTCCCGCAGGGCAGCGTCCGTTCTTAGCCATCAAAAGAGTAATTACTCCTTATTATTTATCAACCATCAAGTGCTACAGTGAGACCCAAAGTCATACCTGGCAGTTCAGTCCAACTAGTGCCATTATAAAAATTAATTTTTTGAGTGGTTGTGTTGTAAATCATCGCACCTTCATTAAAAGTTGCTGCATCTCTTGCTGAGGTTGTGTATTGTGGCATATAGAATGCGGTTCCAACCGTTGCAATACCAGTTACATCTAAATTTCCACTTAAAGTTAAATTAGTACCAGCACAGTTTTCTGCAAGTTCAGATGGAGCTCCAGATAATGCTGTGCTAGCGATACCAACCCACTTTGATGTAGATGAGTTGTAAATTAATAGTTGATTATCAACCCCAGTAAAAGTAACATCATCAAGATCCTTGATGAATCCTGCACCACCACCACCGATTGATGATAGTTGATATTGAACTCTCTCTACAAATATCTTATAGTGTTTTTGAAGTTGATCAAGAGTTACAAAATCTTGATTAAGTGGAGTAAGGGGATCTGGATTATCAGTCTCTGGTGGATCCTCTCCAAGAGGAACATTATTCTCTGCAAGTAACTGCTGTTCTTCTTTTAATTGTTTTTGAGATGACTTAATCTCTTCTACAATTTTGTAAAGTCCTTTAATATCAGACTTTACATAATCGATATCTTTATCATAATACTTGACTTCTGGAAGTCCTGAGATTTCTTCTCTTAGCTCAGTAAAATACTTTAGAAGTAACTCATCAGTCTTGGTGCTGGTGTAGTTAATCTCCTTAAGTTCTTTGTTGATGTTCTGCTTGAGAGTGTTGTACTCTCCAAGAAGTTGTTTCTTTAGTTTGCGATCATCATCTTTGAACTCTTTATGATACTCCCACATTTTGAGAGATGATGATCTAAGTTCCTTCCAGATCTTGTCTTTCTCTTCATCAATACGAGTATCTACTTTTTCACTTAGATTAGAGATATCATTCTCAATCTTGATCGTGCTGTTGAAATGCTTTGTTTCGACATCCTCAGAGAGTTGTTCAAGATCAAATTGAACTTTTCCTCTCAGTCCTTCAATAGTGTCGTTGACCTTTACAAAATCATCATCAATAACACTAAAGGTTTTACCAATCCACGAGAAGTCTGGAACTTCATTTATTTCATTAACCCACTTAGGGAACTGTGGAATCGATGCTTTTACTGTATCAATAGCTTCGCAGATTGCTGCAATTTCTGCATCATAATATTTGACCTCTGGTAAGTTTGTTACCTCAGTTTGGAGTATATCAATCCTATCTTCAATGGCATCAACTTGCTCATCATAATACTTAACTTCGGGTAGACCTTTGATCTGTTCTCTTACAAGATCTACCTGATCACATATTGCTTCTACTTCTCTGTCATAATATCTGACTTCAGGAAGATTGCTGATCTGCTCTGCAAGTTCCTCAAGTTCTTTATCATAATACTTAATCTCTGGGATATCAGGAATCTCTTCTCTGACATCATTGATTAAACGAATTAATTCTGGAAATGGTGGGACAATATCTTTTACTTCCGCAAACGTGTTTCCGTCAGCATCTTCTATAGTTACAGTTTCTTCGCTTATTTTCTCTTCTTTTTCCTCTTCAATGAAATCTTCTACAGAAGGGAGTTCCTCTGCGTTCTCTTCTGTAATATAATCTTCTATTGACGGTAGACTTTTGTCTCCATCGAAATCCTCATATGAGGGCAAATCCTTAGACATTTTATTAGTACTTAATACTTCGGGATTTCTCTCCCTTCCCCTTTATTTAGGATCCTCCTTAAGTCCATCCTTTAACATCTTTGCCAAATCTGCTGTTGAACCAACGAATAGTGCGTTATTAACGGTAGATGGTCCTTTGACCTTTTCCTCTGCTTCTACGTCTTTTAATTTCTTTTGAAGGTCAAGCAACTTATCTGTCGCATCAGCAACGTTCTTGATCAACTGACCTGCAACTTCATATGCTCTTGGCATCTCACTTTCTTGGGCTAGTTCAAGAACACCATTCAACGCTTCTTGTCCTTTCTCAATAATGGAATAAAGATTACCTCTTGTATATTCGTAATCTTTTTTGATGTCATCAACACCTTCTTTGACCTTTTCAATTTTACGTTCGATTACTTCTGGTTGAACGACATCATCCGAGGTATTAAAGGTCTCGTCGAGGTCGTTGAATTTTTTTGTCATAGTCATCAGAAGGTCCCGTCAAATCCGAAATCATCACCCTCTTCGATAAGAGCATTATCAGCAGCAGTTATCTTACCGATCTCTGCACCTCTGACATGTGCAACTGCCGTGGTGTTATCTTCACCACGTCTTACATTAAGTTTATTACCAGTTATCGACTTGATGTATAGTTCTTCGTCACCGATAGCGATGTAAGAATCAGCGGTGAGTGTGCTGGCATCTTCAACTTCAATGTAAGTAACTTTTGCAGTGATGTCATCTGTGAGAGTGGTTGCAACATCTCCAGTGTAATTTTTGATTGCTCTGGGAGTAACAGAATAAGAGTATTCTCTTGTTGTATTTGCGGTGTCTGTTCCAGTAAGATAACTGATAGTTGCCTTTTTGATGATATCTTTGGTGACCTTGGTTGCTGGACCAAACAGATATGTTTTTGCGGTAAATCTTAGGGTATAAAGGAGAACTCTTCTTGAGGTATAGTCTCCCTCATATTCGTCGGACATTGTGATGTTTTCTAACACTACTGGAATATCTCTTTTCTCTTGAATTGATTCAACCAGTTCCACTGTCAAGTTATATGCTGGTTGAAAAAATGGAAGGATTTGTTCTACGATTTGGAGAGCATCATCATTTAATTTGGTCATTATACTCAACTCAAACGCCATATTGTAGGGAACCGGCATATATGATTTTTTTACGTCTGTCGCACTATCAGGATCCTTGACAGTGAAAGTTTGAGTTGTTGTTACTTTTCTAGATGAATCATATGTGAGTCCAGTGAACTCAAAAGACATCCTTGGCAGTGTGATTGCAAATGGTTTATTTAGATCAGGAGACTGCTCCAGTCTTGCAAGGAACTTTTGTGTAGGACCATACGCCAGAGGGACTTTTACAACACTAAAGACATCATCACTAGAATCAGTTTTTTTGATGGAGATGTCATTGAAAAGTGTACCAAATGATATAATGGTCCTCCTCAAAATTTCGTTGTAAAAATATTCAAACATGGTTTAGTCCTACAAATCCTTACACAATTGTGTGTTTTTATTTAGGGAATACCGAATGGATTCTGCTCTGAGAAGTCAAGAATAGAATCTGCCTCTGTTTCTATGTTAATATTGTCAGCAAATCCATCATCAACAGGTTGAACATCTACCACTCTGAGAGCGTAAGAAGCACCAGAGGTAGATCCTACTATATTTTCTCCAGATGTAAATTCTCCATCAACACTACCAAGTTCAAGAACGTTCGTAGTTGAGTTCCAAGTTCTAACTCTACCAGTTGTTCCACTAGTAGAACCTGTGACTATTTCGTTGAAGGAGAAGGTTCCTGACCCAGAACTTTCTGGTGAAGCGATAGTGATAGTAGGAGCAACGGTATAACCAAGACCAGCGTTAGTGATATGAATTGCTGAGATAGTACCCGCAGCACTGACTATCGCAGTTGCAGCAGCAGATACCGTAGACACTCCTGTAAATGTGATTGTAGGATTTTCTGTATATCCTCCGCCGCCAGCAGTAACAGTGATGATACCGACAACACCATCACCGATAGTTGTAGTTGCAGCAGCACCAACACCATTAGTTCCACCACCACTAAACGAAACGGAAGGAGCTACAGTATATCCTGCACCAGACTTGACAACGTTAACTGCTTGTACAGATCTGTCTTTAGGATTAACATTGAAATTACATACATTTATTCCACCGATCATAGTGGCAATACCAACAGCGGTGATTCCACCTGAGGGAGCAGAAGACACGCCTACTGTGGGAATACTACTATATCCACCACCCCTATTAGTAATAGTGAAGAATCTTACACCTCCGTTAAATATTGCTGCTGTTGCAGTAGCAGTAGAAGCAGCTCCGACTAGTGAGAGAGTTTGAGTTGGTCCCTGAATAGTGTTGATACCGTCATCGGTAAGACCATCATAGTCTTCACCAATCAAATTATTGTCAATATCTTCAATACCGGTTGCAATAACCTCATCCTCCAATCTGAATAGTTCACAATACAATTCATAAACATAGAGGTTCTGTAACTGATAATATGGTTTGGCGTATTCTACATCTTTGATTTCGTAGATTCTATCGTCAAGAGGGAACCATATAAGATCTCCACCTTTAGGTCTAGTTGATAGTTTAACGTTCGATTGATCCTCAATCAACGGAGTAATATAGTTTTCAAATCTTTCTCTTGAGATAATCAGTCTAACTTCATCCTGAGACTGAACCCCGAACTTAGAAAGAATATTACCAGCACCAGAGTATTCGTCGTAGTTATCAATATACGCTTCTAAAGGAAGTGCAATGTCAAACTTAGACTGCACAACTTCTCTGATAACTGTATTCTCTGTTAGATACTTTCGGGGTAGATAAAAGATATCTACTCCATACATTCTAAGTTGTTCATTAATTAAATCTTGGACAAGATTTTGCTCACCAGTAGTACCTTGAGTAAAAAATGGATTAAGCATGATCTTATCCTATCATATCTAAAGGTGGCAGTTCGTATGTATTAGACATCTGCTCCTTGATCTTATCTAATTCTTTTTCTGCATCATCATAAATCTGTCTTCCATTTAATTCAATACCACCAGGAAGTTTGACACCCTGGAATTTAATAAGATTTTGACCCCACTGCCTCTTTATCAGTGCAGTAAGATATCTCTTTAAGAACGAGTCATTGTAAACTCTGGTAAAATCATTTGGATCAATAAGACGATAACAATCAATAATTAGATAATCATCAACATTAACCGATCCCCAATCAATATCCAGATAGAGTCTATCTTGTCTCATGTTAAATCTGATTTGCTTCTCAGTATTCAAAGCAAAATCAATATCCTCCAAATATCTCTTCGTCATCGTATAGGTCAATAATTCAGTTGATCCCCAGTAATAAATGTCATTAAGGAATAACTGATATTTAACACTGAACATGTTATTTGTTACAGTGTTAGCTCCATCAAATCTAAAAATCTTACTTATTCCAATAACCTCTGGTGGAACTTGTAGGTAATTACTATTCTCTTCAAAGTTAAAGGAAACACTTGATCCATCAATCGTAGCAGTTGCAGTCGTGGTTACGATTCCTGCAGTGCTACTTCCTCCTCTTGCCCTGCCTCTATCTATATCTGCTTGCGTTATCTTATACTTTAAAAAAGTCTGAATACTTCCGTCATAATCACGCTCATGGAATAACTGAAGGGCATCATCAACTAAGTCATCAATCTGCTCATCGGCAACATTAATTTCCAGCACCGGAGCACCCAGTTGCCTTTTGCAATAGTTAATTAAATCCGTTCTACTTGCTGGTTTCGCCATTTATTCCACAAGTTTCCTAAGTGTATTTAGGGTGCTGACGATACTGGGTTATAAACGTATATGTTGCCATTAGCGAGAGTATAGAAAGTTCCGCCTGCAGATACAATAACATCATATACATATCTACCTTCATTCAAAGATCTAGTAGAGGTAGATCCAAGAGAAAGTTTCATTTTTCCATCATAAGCACTTGTAAAACCAACGGTGAAAGACGTTGTAATTCCTAAAGTTGCTCCAACAGCAACACTTTTAGACATTGCTGCTGATCCAGTATATCCAGTTAGATCAAACGCAGCGTTCGCTGTTGTAAAAACATTGAGGTTTGCATTAAAATCAGATCCACCTTGAATAGTCAGGTTTACTCCGTAAGGAACTCCGGAGTCTGGATCGAAAGTAATATTTTTAGATGGCATCTGGAAGTCCTATTACCGACATAGTTTCTTGCTGCTTATAATAAAGTTTGCAAAAAGATTTTGCAATATTCTTAAGCATATCGCGATCATTACAATTATCTATATTACTTGCGATCTGTTGATATGCAAAACTCTTTGATAAGTTATTAAGTTCAATTTGATCGGGATCCATTTAGTAACTCCTTGAGTAACAATTTGATTTCATTTAGTTCACCTTTCACGTTAGCAAGATCTTTCTCTACTGTCTGTAATTTCTGATTCTTTTCAGATTTAACATTTTTGGTAGAGAGGTACTGAGTGTAATCAAGACCATTCACGTTGACAATTGCATTGGTTTTAGGATCTCTTGCAAGATCCTTATTACCTTCTAATTCATAAAAATCCATATCAAGCTAATGCAATTACCCTCAAATCTTTGACTCTGGGAACAAAGCACTGAGTATTAGATATAAGATTTAACTTAATTCTATAAGTTTTAAATGGGGGTAGTTCATCAATAGAGAAAGTATATTCTCTATAGTCAATCAGAGCAGATTCCTGCGTCAAAGTATTAGATTTAACGATACGTGTATCAGATTCTCCATTATTATTTTGTGCAGAAATAC